AAGGTATTGGTAATGCAGTTATTCGTTTGCTTCCTGCACAGGAAGGGGATAACTTTGTTCGCCAGTTCAGCCATTCTTTCAATGTTGGTAGTAATTTCTACTGGGAAAACTCTCGATCAACTCTTGATGAGAAAGACCCTGTAGGTATCTCCAACGGTTTGTACTGGCGCTTGGGTGATGAATCCGAAAGCACAGAAGACAAAACCAAATACCAGAACATTGCGAAAAATCGAAAGCGCAAGACAAAGTATTTCTTTAACGTCTATGTGGAAAAAGACAAGAACAATCCTGATTGCGAAGGTCAAGTAATGATCATGGAATGCGGGCCACAAATCTTCGCAATTATCGAAAAGGCTATCAAGCCAAAGTTCGAAGACGACGAAGCAATTGATCCGTTTGATCTATGGGGTGGCGCACCACTGAAAATTCGTGCATTGGGACGTGAAATTCCTGATGGTCGGACTGGTAATAAAGTGGTCGTACCCAACTATGAAGAATCGTTCTTTGGTAATGTCGCTGAATTCATGGATGGTGATGAAGAAAAGATGAAAGAAGTCTTTGAAAAGACCTATGATCTTTCTAGTTTCGCCGTTGTGAAGCCGTTTGACGAGCTTGCAGCGCGGTTTAAGCAAGTGACCGGTGAAGACTACGACAAGCTTGATAAAACCTCTGAGGATCACGCTAAGGAAGCAGAAGAGGACTTCCGAGAGCAGTACAAAGAGTCAAGCGGTAAAGATGATGAAAAATCTGAACCAGTAGAAGAGAAAAAAGAACCAGATAAGAAAGAAGTGGTTGCTGATGCTGACGACGATGACGATGATCTGTTGAGTGAGTTTTCAAGACTAGCAAACGGCGATTAACAAGAGGGGCTACGGCCCCTTTTTTCTTTACATATAGAGGTTAATATGAAATTAGTAGAAACAGTTACAACATATAACACGTTAGAACTATTGAAAAGTATGGTTGATATTTCGGCTGATCATTTCAATAAGTATGATCATGTAAGTCCATTTGAGAAAGCAACTATTTTTAGTTTTGGTCGCCAGTGTGGACACACAGAAGCAATCAAAGAATACGTTAGTCAATCAGAAGATGAAATTTTGGTAGTATGTCGTAATCAATATGCAGCTACAGAATTCAATAGAATTTTGGGCTTTAATGCAGCGGTTTCAATTAGTGATTTTAAAAGATTTGAAAATTTTAGAGGGTGTAATGCAGAACCAGTTAAAATCATTTTTGATAGCTGCACAACGGATCAAATCCTACCTTTTATTTTGGAATCATTGGAATATATGGTTTACGATATAAAAGCCATTGTAATTGTACAACCAGTCTTTTAAAAATTCTCTGATTTAATACAACATAAATCCTTTGTAGAAATCAATCTAAACAATTTTCTACAAGGGATTTTTTATGTTAAAACAAGAAGTTATTTGTCCAAACTGTGATCAACAATACATTATAGTGAGTGTGAATTCGGAAATTAGTTATTGCCCGTTCTGTGGTGATGACATTGGTGGAGAAGATCAGCGCGGCGAACTTGATATGAGTTCTGACGATGAGTAAGGTTGCTATGGTCGCTGGCATCGACTACAGCTATACTACACCAGCAATTGCAATTCATCCTATGAAGCCTATAGTTAATTTCAATGATGTAAAGGTATTTTTCTATACTTCTGAGACTAAATATAAGTCTGTCTTCAACAAAAACATCTATGGAATGTCACATATTCCTTATGAATCTGAGATGGAAAGATTTGACAATATTAGTGAATGGGCGCTTGCTATTTTGCAAAAGTTCAACGTAAAACAAGTTGCCTTAGAAGGTTATAGCCTTGGCTCAAAAGGGAAAATTTTCGAAATAGCTGAAAATACAGGCATTCTTAAACAGAAGTTATGGCAAGCTGGAATTGAGTTCACCACACCTGCACCAACCACCATCAAAAAACACTTTTGTGGTAAAGGCAATTCTAAGAAAGAAGCTATGCTAGAAGCGTTTGATGATCGGTTTGACACAGACTTAAAAACCATCATGAATTATACACGAAAAAATGTTGAGTCGCCTATCGGTGACGTGATAGACTCCACGGCTATTGTAGACTATTTAATCTGCAATAACATTTAAAATCAAAGAGGAAAGTAATGATAGAAACAATTATCAAGCGAGATGGTTCCAAACAACCATTTTCACCAACAAAAGTAAACCAATGGGGTGAGTGGGCTGCAAGAACTTTAGGAACGAGAGTCGATTGGTCAAGTGTTGTTCTACATACAGTCAATACACTACCAAAAGAATGTAGTTCTCAAGTCCTACAACAGCGCCTTATTAAAACATGTCTTGAATATAACTCATGGTCATATAATCGTATGGCTGGTCGTTTATATGCTGCGTTAATCTATAAAAGTATATTTGATGATAATATTCCATCGGTTCTAGAGCTTCATCATAAACTACAAGAAATTGGTATGATGGAACATCTTAACTATAGTGATGAAGAATACGCGCAAGTTGAGAAGTTGATTGATCACAGCAAAGATTTGAAAGCCACACACTTCGAACTAAAGCAAATTCGTGAAAAATATTCTTTGATGAATCGGGTTACTGATGAGGAATACGAATCACAGCAGTTTGTTTATATGCGTATGGCTATGGCTCTGTCAGAAGATCAGCCAAAAGATAGACGCATGGCTGACGTAGAAGCATTCTATGAGCTTTTATCCAACAAGGTAATCAATGCCCCTACCCCCAACTATGTTAACCTTGGAACCCCTCTGAGGGGCTTTGCCAGTTGTTGTTTATACACTGTTAATGATAATGCTCAATCTATTGGTGTGGGTGATCATATTGCATATACCATGACGTACATGAGTGCAGGTATTGGTGCCCATCACCAAATTCGGTCGTTAGGTGATCCTATTCGGGGTGGTACAATTAAGCATCAAGGTAAGTTGCCTTATTATAAATCTTTGGTTGGTGTTGTAAAGTCATCATTGCAAAATGGTCGTGGTGGTGCAGCAACAACACACTTCTCTATGTTTGATCCAGAAGTTAATCTTATTTCCCAACTAAAAAATCCTATGTCTACAGAGGATAAAAGAATTCGTGGTATGGATTATAGTGCAGGAACCAATAAGTTCTATGCTAGGAAAGCGGCAAAGAATGAAGATGTTTTCTTGTTTAATATATTCACAGCACCTGATCTATACAAAGCATTTTATAGTTCAGACGAACAGTTATTTGCTACCTTGTATAAAAAGTATGAGAATGACGACAACTTTAAGAAAACTTATGTTAATGCTAGAAACACGCTACTTACATCATTAAACGAGGCGTATGAAACTGGTCGATCCTATCTACATTGGCCTGACGAAATGAATAGACACACACCATTCAATGAAAAGATTTATCTTTCAAATTTGTGCCAAGAAATATCCCTACCAACAAAGGGGTATGATAACATGAAAGACTTGTATTCTAAAGAGGATCATGGTAGGGGTGAAGTTGCGGTTTGTTCCCTTGGTGGGATTGTTATTTCTAACATTAAAAGCGATGAACAGTATGAAAAGGCTTGTTACTATACGTTGTTGATGATTGACAAATGCATTCATAAAGGGCATTATGAATTGCCACACTTAGAAACAACAGTCAAGGCAAGAATTAGTGCGGGTGTTGGTATTATTGGTTTAGCACACCACATGGCTAAGAAAGGTTTAAAGTATAGCAGTTCAGAGGGTAAGCAAGAAATTCATAATGCGGCTGAGCGCCATTCTTACTACCTAATCAAAGCTAGTTTGCAGCTAGGAAAAGAACTTGGTAATGCTCCGTGGATACACAAGACAAAATGGCCTAGTGGTTGGTTGCCTATTGACACATACAACAAAAACGTTGATAGTGTTGTTGAGAATGAGTTACAATATGATTGGGAAGAACTGCGTAGAGAAATTATCTCCAATGGTGGTATCAGAAATTCAGTAACTACAGCTCATATGCCAAGTGAGTCTTGTTTGCATGAAGATCAGACAATTAAAACATCTCTTGGAAACATGACCATGAAACAAATTTTTAACTTATCAGAGGTAAGTTTTGAAGAGGCTGTTTCTGATTATGATAAATTTAATGGTGGTCAGTGGTATGATTTAAAAACCCCAATTCATGTTAAAACCAGATTTGGATTAAAAGAGGTAGAAAGAGTTTGGTACAATGGCAGCAATAATTATATTAACATAACTATGGAAAATGGTGATGTTATAAAATGCACACATCATCACAAGTTTCTTGTTAAGGGTGTTGATGGAAAAGACTATTGGAAAATGGCTATTGAATTAAATGAAGACGATGACATTGTAACTCACATGCCATAAGTCTAGGCATTTGAGCATTCTATTTTATAAATATAAGTTACATAACTTTATTTAAGATAGGATGCTCAAATTAAATGGCAAAGTTTAATGTAGAGAAATTAAAAAAGAAATTAGATAACGCTGTAATTGATTATAATGACGAAAAATTTTTTTCTAGGGTAGTTAATGATGTATCTTTAATAATAGATACCTACGGATCAGTAAAGAATAGACTAATTAATAATTTGCTAGTTAATATGCACGTATACCCAGAAAATTTTGTTTTGTATTTTAGTAATTTGTGTGACTATATAAAAAGTAATGATATAAAGAACACAGACTGGCTTTATAATGCGGAACTACTGACGTATAAGTTTAATCAAAGTATAGAATATTGCGAAAAATATGTCTCTAATTTAAAAAAGAAAAAAGCAACTAATAAGTCTGGATTTGTAGAAAGACACGGCAAACTTATTGGAGAGAAAAAATTCAAAGAGTTCCAAAAAAGTAGTGTTAAATGGATTCATGAATATAGAAAAAAGTATGGAAGTGATGCACTTATTGAAAAGTATAAAAAGTCTTCAATGTGGTGTACAGAGTATTACATCAATAAAGGATACTCAGAACAAGACGCAGAAGAAATGGTTTCACAATTTCAGATAAACAATGCGGGGGTAAGCAGACAATATTATATTAACCAAGAGTATACAGAATCCGAAATTGATAAAATAATGCAAACTATCAATCAATCCAAATCACTTAAAAAAGAAGATTATATTAAAAAGTACGGGATTGATAGTTGGGAGGAAAGAGTTTACGGATATAGGAAAGGTAACGCTTTAGAATGTTACAAAGAAAGATTTTCTGATTGGGAATCTAAATGGGAAAGTAGAAAGCTTTTGTTTATTTCAAATGGAAAAGATTTTTATAGAAAAAAATATGGAGATAACTGGAAAAGCGAATATAAACTCAGAATGACTAAATTTTCATTGTCACATAATTCGCTAAAGTTGTTAGATTACTATACAGTCACATCTTTCATGAAAGAGGTAGACAAACATACACAATTGTCAATCATTAATCACAATGAAAAAATAAGTCAATTTAACAAATACAAAACTAGCGGATACCACTTAGATCATGTATACTCAAAAAAACAAGGCTTTCTTGATGGTATAGACCCTGCTATAATAGGACATTATACAAATTTGGCTGTTGTTGATTCATCATATAATATGTCAAAAGGTGCTAAGTGTGATAAAACAAAAGAAAAACTATTAGAAGATTATAAACACGGAGAAAAAATTGATTATGAAAATATCCAAAATAGAAGTGACTGACGACATTCAGCATTTTTTTGATATAGAAGTTAATGGAGTTCATGAATATATCCTTTCTAATGGAATGGTTGTTCATAATAGCTCAAAGGCATCAGCAACTACAAATGGGCTGTATCCTATTCGGGATTTGTCTATGCTAAAGACTGATAACAACATCGTTATCAATTGGTGTGCGCCTGATAGTGATAAAATTGGAAAGCGGTATGAACTTGCATGGGATATTGCATCCAGAGATATGATAGACTGCTATGCTATTGTTCAGAAAT